CCACCGGCATGCAAGCGCGACAGTCGTTGCCAGTACATGCACGGGCATAAGTCTCCATGTATGGATCGCCAGGGAAATTGGTTGTCGTTCGAGAACGGTCCCATCATCGCCAAGTTCGACGAGTCTCCGGTGATAAAACCTGAGCAACGAAGCATCGTGATCGACGATCAACAGTCTGCCGGAATAGACGCTCTCTTGCGTGCGGACCAGGGAGGTACCCGCGTTTCAATCAATATAGAAATCAGCGACGCGGATGCGATCAACATCTTTTCGAAGCTGTCCGCGGACCACAAAGGCGAGGCGCTCAAGGCAGTTATCGAAGCGTCTTTACGGCACTAATGTCACACTGCGGCGCATGTATACAAATGGAACATAGAGGGTAACTTCTACTGTGTCGCATTGAAGTTGCACGGCATAATTTTCTTATTGCAAGGCAACTAAACGGTGCAAATATAAATCTCGTTACCGCCGATTGCCAATGTGTTCATGGGGGAATGTAAAAAGTTCCCCCGCCTCCTGGTAGGTGGTTCCCGCGTTCACCTTCGATGCGCGATAGCGGATCTTAGGAAAAATGATTCCCCCTGCGGAGTGGGGGCCGCCGAGTGCGGAATACCTGTTTTTGTAGAGATATACCCCAACGACGACGATAGCCCGGATAGACCCAGCTGCAGCACGGGTGAAGTAAGCCGGGCAAAACACGAGGGCAGTTCCGGTAACCGCCGGGCTGCCCTTTTGCCTTGGAGACGCATGCGTAAACAGGAAATCCAGTTGCAAAACTTCGATGGTTCGCACTGTCGCTGGCTCTGCCAGGCAGAAGCGGATCGGATGACATCCTCTGGCGAGATACACCGCATCAGCAAGCGCAAGGCACCAAAGCAAATCTACCGTTACCACGCAGTCGCTGAGCCGTCGAACTCGCATGAATCTTCCCCGCAGCTGACGCCTTCAGACATGAAGGCCCTCTGTGGGCTGCACAAGGTCGACGAATCATGGGTCGAAAGGCTCATTGGCTTTAAGCTCCTGCCTGAAGGCACATTGATCCCCGAGAATGGGTATCTTCGGTGAGAACGATCCCCCTTACGAAGGGCCAGGTGGCTCTCGTAGACGATTCTGATTACGAATGGCTCTCCCAATACAAATGGTTTGCCAAGTGGAACAAAGACAAGCGCGGCTATTATGCATGTCGCAATTCCGCAAGGGAAAATGGGAAGCAATACACGATCAGAATGCACCGCGAGATTCTTGGCCTGCAGCGCGGGGATAAGCGCGAAGGGGACCACAAGGAACCCAAAGAGACGCTCAACAATCAGCGCTCGAATCTTAGGATCGCAAGGAAAGATCAGAATCAGTGCAATAGGGCGAGCAACAGCAATAACACTTCAGGGTTTAAGGGCGTAGCCTGGTACCCGAAATATGGTAAGTGGGTCGCCCGCATAGGCGTATCAGGCAAGCGCATTTTCCTCGGATACTTCGACACAGCCGAAGAGGCGCACGAAGCATATCGCGTCGCCGCAGAAAAGTATCACGGCGAGTTTGCGCGCGTCGCATAAAGATAAAACCCAACCCACGAAAGCAACAGTCGTAAGCGGGGCCAACGGGCAAGTCCGGGCCCCGCGATGGTTGGGCAAGGCACACTTTAAACCTAGACAGCAGTTGCACTACCAACGACAAAGCCGGTCGAGCCTTGTAGGACGAACTCGTACCGGAATAAGTTTTTGAGGTCAATCGACCTCGAAGTGAATACAGTTTCAACCCTCTTTTCCAGATCAATCTTTGCGACGATTGAAGCAGCCAAATGAGAACGCTCAACAGGCTCCAGACCTTCGCAAAGGAAAACAGGAAGAACCCGACACGGCATGAAGACATGCTGTATTCGGCCCTCCTGAATGAGCTCCGGCCCTTCCACGTTGTCCTGGTGGCACAAGAGATAATCGGCCCCTACATAGCCGACTTTTGTATCTACCCTTCTCGCGTAGTAGTAGAAGTCGATGGCCCATCGCACCGCCCAATAAAACAAGCGGAATACGATGCGCGGCGCGACACGTACATGCGAAATTTGGGCATCAAGGTTTTGCGATTCACGAACCTCGAAGTGGAGAGTGCAACAGAAGGTATCGCATCCAGGATAGTTGCTAATTGTAGCGGATTAGAGCTGATGTCAGCGCAGCCTACTCCGATTCGAATACCTGAGGTTGTCGAGCAAAAGTGGGAACCGCGAAAGACGGAAAACATCTACGATCGCAAGCGATGGCCGAAGGGCAGCAAGCGTCGTGGAAGCCTATCGTCAGCTAGCGAGATTTGCGGAGCATGTTACACTCGAAAAACTTCAGTTACAAGTTGAGCTTTAAGGCGCAGAGAACGCGCCCCTTCCTTCCGCACGAGACCATCAAGGAAACCACATGAGTCCATTGATTCGGCAGCCGAGGTCACGCAAATCGGCACTGATTCAACCGGAAACCTCGATGGAGGTCACATTGGAGCAACAGATTCTTACGGAGCTCCAAAAAGTCAGCCAGGGGCAAGACAACCTCAAGGGCCAAGTGCGAGATCTTCGAATGTCGTTGATGGGTAAAGGCGACGACGGAGAAACAGAGCACGGAAGGCTTCCCATCGCAGAAGCCCAAATCGAAAACCACGAAGAGCGGTTGAAGGTTCTCGAAAAGGCCCATGTCGAATATGGGGTTTACGGACGATTCGTCACCGCCGGCTCAGCATTCTTGGCTGGACTCGTCGGATTCGGCGTCGAACTGCTCGGACATCTGTTCTTCGACAAGAAGTAAGGCTCGAGCGGAGAGATAAAAAGAGTGACGAACATCTCACATCTTCAGCACAAAGGTCAGTCGATCTGCTGTATCGGCTGCGGCCACGAATTTGAGCTTTCTCGCCACGATTTAGCGGATCCACATCGCTTAGTGGTGAAAAAAGAGCGAATTGCAGAGAAACACATCTGCAGAACGCGAAAAAGCAAGATCCTCCCGATCGTCAGAGCATGGCGTCATCCAGCCAACGAAGACCTGGGGAAATACTACGATTCGGCGGTTCGTCGGTTAATGCCGGCGTGAAGTTACACAAATGGCGAAAAAGCTCACAAAAAAGCAGGAAGTATTCGTCGCCGAGTATCTGATCGACCTGAACGCTACAAGAGCCGCGAAATCAGCTGGTTATAGCGAAAAGGGAGCAGACGTCACTGGCAGTAAATTGCTAGTAAATCCCAAGGTTGCCGAGGCAATTGAGAAGAAGCAGGGGAAAAGGCTTGAAAAGCTGGAAATTACTGCAGAGAAAGTTCTTCAAGAGCTGGCTCTTCTTGGCTTTTCCAACATGCAGGATTACGTGAACTGTGGAGACGGGGCGATTCGCATCGACCTCTCCAAGCTCACGAGGGAGCAATTCGCTGCCGTACAGGAAGTCACGGTCGAGGAGTTCACGGAGCGCACGGGCGAGAGCGAAGACGGCAAGCCACTCTTTGAAAACGTCAAACGCACAAAGTTCAAGCTCACTGATAAGCGCGGTGCGTTAGTTGACTTGGGCAGGCACCTTAAGCTCTTCACGGACAAAGTAGAGCATTCCGGAAAAATCGGATTAACACCCGAGTTTATGGACTCCCTCCTTGGCGATGATTAGTGAAGATTTGGACCGAAGAGGAAAAGGCAAAGCTTAGGGAAAGGCTGATCGACCCGGTTAAGTTCGTCCGCAAGCTTTTACAGTCTGACACCTGGTCAACGCAGGAAGACATTCTGCGTTCGATCGCTACGCCGCATTCCAAAACGGCAGTGAAGGCATGCCATTCTAGCGGCAAGACGTTCACCGCGGCAACAGCGGTTCTCTGGTTTCTAGCTCGCTTTAAAGAGGCAATCGTCGTAACGACGGCGCCCACCGCGAAGCAGGTTGAGAAGATGCTTTGGGGTGACATCCACTCCGCCTTGGAAAAATCTCTGTACGAGTTTCCACGGGCAAACCTGACGGAAATCAAGTTCGGACCGAAGCGTTACGCAATTGGCTTTACGACGTCGGTTACCAAGCAAGATGAGGGTGTCAAGTTCCAAGGTTTTCACGCGGACCACATTCTGGTCATCCTGGACGAAGCGCCGGGTATTGATCCGAAGATTTGGGAAGCGATTGAGGGCGCGCGCGCCGGCGGCGACGTGCGGATCCTGGCGCTCGGCAATCCAACGATCGCCAGTGGGCCCTTCCATGAAGCATTCCACGCCGGGCGCGAGAACTGGAACCTGTTCACGATCTCAGCGTTCGATACGCCGAACCTGGACGGCATCAGCCTCACGTATACGGGGGCCGATGGCAAGCCGGTAAAGCTGGGAAGTGGCGACCGCGATCTGCTGTCTTTGTCCGAAGAGGAACTGGACAAAAACTCTCGGTCGTATCTCACCACCAAACGCTGGGTTAAAGAACGCTGGTTCGAGTGGGGCCAAGGCCATCCACTATGGGAAGCTCGCGTAACCGGCGCGTTCCCTGCGCAATCGGAAGATTCACTGCTCTCGCTCACATGGCTTGAGGGTGCAAAGGCCCGGGTTGGTGGTGGCTCTGGGAGAATCACCGCTGGCCTGGACGTTGCAGGCCCTGGCGAAGATGAGACGGTGTTGGTTATACGCCGCGGCGTAGAGATCCTGAGCTTGGATGCTTGGCCTGACGCGGATCCGCGAGGCAAGGTCGTTGCGCGGCTGAACGAAGTCCGCGAAGAACTCGGTTCGGTCAACGTTGACTGCATCGGTATCGGCTGGGGGATGTATCTCCACCTGATCGATATGGGCTTCAATGCCATCCCGATCAACGTCGGCGACGCTGCGCAGGACACCGAGAAGTACGCGAATCGAAAGGCTGAGCTCTATTGGGGCTTACGGTTACGGCTGCAGCCAGGCGACATGAGCGGCTTGCTGGATGAGAAGGCGATAGGCCAACTCGCCGGCATCCGGTACAAGCACAACGCCCGCGGTCAGATTCAGATCGAGTCCAAAGACGATGCCCGTAAGCGAGGCGTGAAGTCACCAGATCGCGCTGAAGGCGTAATGCTTGCGTTCGTGAGCGACTCGGACTTGGATACGTGGGCGAAGCTCGGTGGGGGCTAGATGGACAGCAATCATATGTGCGCTATTGCCTTCGTTGCACTAGTGGTGATGGTTTACCTGTGCGGCTACCGGGACGGCAAGCGAAGCAAGGGGCGCTAAATGTCAAAGGTCTCAGTCAAGCGCGCCGCACAGCAAGCAGCTACCGCAGATCGCAGGGCACGCGTAGAACGTACGAAGCAGAAGACGCAAGACTCGTTTCAGAACTTCGCGCTCGGCCTGGGCATAGGCACGAACAATACCAGTTCTGGCAACAGCTACGGCTTCAATCCGATTTCTCGGGTTCGTACCGAGCTCGAGTGGATGTACCGCGGTTCCTGGTTGGCCGGCGTAGCCGTCGACCTGATCGCGAACGATATGACCCGCGAGGGCGTCGAGCTTACCGGGCAGTTGGATCCGGATGAGATTGCGGACATCGAAGAGCGGGCGACCACGCTGCGCGTCTGGGAGAAGATCAACCAGACCATCAAATGGGCCCGTCTTTATGGCGGCGCTATCTGCGTTCTGCTGATCGACGGCCAAGACTACTCTACGCCGCTGAAGCCGGACAGGGTCGGGCCCGATCAATTCAAGGGCCTGTTGGTTCTCGATCGCTGGATGGTGTATCCCAGCCTCGAGGACCTGGTTACGGAGATTGGACCCAACCTCGGCCTGCCGAAGTACTACACGGTCGAAACGTTGGCGCCGGCGCTGCGCGGTACCAAGATTCACTACTCGCGCTGCATTCGCCTGGTGGGCGATGACTTGCCGTATTGGCAATGCCTCTCAGAGAACCTCTGGGGCATGTCAGTGCTCGAGCGGCTATTCCCGATCATGAGTCAGTTCGATGCGGCCACCGCGGGTGCATCGCAGCTGGTATCGAAGGCCTACCTTCGCTACTTCAAGGTCAAGAAGTATCGTGACATCCTGGCCACCGGAGGCCCAGCGAAGAAGGCGCTTATCGAGATGGTGCAGAGCATGCGCCTCTTCGCTTCGAACGAGGGGATTTCCCTTATCGATGCAGAAGATGACATGGTCACCCAGCAGGCATCGACGTTCGCAGGCATGTCGGAGATCCTACTCCAGCTCGGCCAGCAGAACAGCGGCGGCCTCCAGGTACCAGCTGTCAGACTGTTCGGCCAATCGCCCGCTGGGCTGAACTCCAGCGGCGACAGCGACCTGAAGACGTACTACGACGGCATCGCGCACCGGCAGGAGTTTATTGTCACTGGCGTCACGACGATCTACCGCTGCATCGCACGAAGCCTAAAGATCGATGTCCAGGATGGCTTCGGAGTTGAGTTCCGTCCGCTATGGCAGATGGACGAACAACAGAAGGCGGAAATCGCCTCGAAGGACACGCAGACGGCGGTTGCCGTATACGAAACTGGCAAGATCAGCGATCAGACTTTCCTGAAGGAACTGCAGCGTATCTCGGAGACTACGAGCCGCTGGAAGTCGATCACGAAGGAAGATATCGACGCGGCCGACGATGAGGTTGCTCCTCCGCCTGGTGAAGTGGAAGACGGTCCGAAGGTCCCTGGCTTTGGCAGTGAGAAGCAGGATCCTGAAGGACTCACTCCTCCGGTTGGGAATCCGGCTGCAGAGCCGGCAAAAGAAGGCTAAGGTATGAGCGCAGGAAAGCCAGTTAAGCCAAGCGAGATAGCGGAAGTCGAGGCGGCCAAGGCTCGCCGTTCTGCTTTACGGAGTAAGCCAGCTAAATTCCTGATTGCGATTTCGCTCGAGGACTTGCGCAAGATCGCGCCCGAATCGGTCGACAATGTCGTCGTAACGCGGGGCGACGAGACTTGTTTGATTGGGCTCACTGAGTTAACGATAAATGGTGACGGCACGCCCGTATTGAGCTTGCAGAAGATCGGGTAGCGATGTCCGATCCCGACCTGGAAGTTTGGGCGAAGCTCGGCGCGGAACTCTCGCCGGAAGAGAAAGCGGAACTCCAGGCGGAATGGCGGCGCCAGCAATTCCTTAGCCAGTGCCCGCTTTTCACCGAACCAGGGAGACGCGATGCCACTCAGCCAGCTAATCCCTTCGCCGCCGCGAAAGCTGCGCAAAGAGGCCAGGGAGAGGTTCCTCGCGGGTCGTAAGGCTGAAACTCAGTACGCTCGGCAGCTTCGCCAGGTAGCCAAGCACGTCGGCGATATCGTCCGCGGCATGGCCCCGGATGGTGTGGTGGCCGACGTATCGAAGCTGATGGCGACATTGAACCACTACGCTGACCTGTTGACGCCCTGGGCGGAAGCAGTGGCATCTCGCATGGTTGCGGACGTAAGCAAGCGCGATGCGCTGGCATGGGCACAGCATGGCCGGCTTATCGGCCGAGCACTGAAAAAGGAAATCGATACGGCGCCTACGGGTGCCGCGATGCGCCAGGCGCTGGCCGAGCAGGTGCACTACATCACGAGCCTTCCCCGGGACGCCGCCGAGCGCGTTCACAAGCTGACGATCGAAGGACTGCAGAACAGCACGCGGGCATCCGAAATTGCTGCGGAGATCCTGAAGTCTGGCGACGTCTCGAAGAGTCGGGCGATGTTGATCGCGCGTACCGAGGTGGCCAGGACCGCTTCTTCCCTGACGATGGCGAGAGCCAAGTATGTGGGCAGCGAAGCGTACGTGTGGCGCACGTCGAAAGACGGAGATGTACGGAAGAGCCATCGAGAGATGGAAGGCAAGATAGTTCGGTGGGACGATGTTCCGACGCTGTCGGATGGTACCAAGACGCATGCCGGCATGATTTACAACTGCCGCTGTTTCGTGGAGCCGATTCTTCCCGACAAGATTTAAAGGTTCGCAGCGGCAGCGCTGGTAAGCGTGATTTAGACGGATCAACTCGGAGCAGCCGCGTAGGGGCGTCCCTCTACCAAGAGGCCCATAAAGCTAGGCTCCGTAAGCTTGGCTGACAAACCAAGCCCGCTGCGAAGCAGTTTCCAGTTTACGAATCGTGAATTTATGGCATGCGGTGGCAGACATGAATGAAATGCTCACGAAGATCGCGGCGCTGATCTGTGTCGGCTTTGCGATCGGCCTGTTCGCAGCTCTTGGCCACTCTCTTCTGAAGCGCGACTGATGCCACCCTTCGCCTTTGCCTGTGTCCACTGCGGTAAGTACCTCAATGACGACAAGGGCGCGTGGCAGGGCAATTGCCGCGTAAAAGACGGCGATCCGCCGATGTACTTGCTGCACAGTTTCGCGATGGTGAGAAGGCCGAGCTAGTCCGGCGACGAGGGCGACCAGCATGCGCTTTTATACAACCGCCAAACTGGGACCCAATCGGGAGTTACTACCCAACGGTTTCACTCTTTTTCGCAATGTCTCGGTAGCGCGCACAGGGGTACAAATCTACGGCCCGGGTGAGATATCCATCGCGCCTGGACCAGACGGTTTTATCCATGTTGATCGCAATCCAGACCAAGTGTTTCGGCGGGAGACGCTCGACAGTCTCAACGGCGCCACCTATGTAATCGACCATCCCGAGGATGATGTAGGGCCAGACAACTGGCAGCAATTGGCGCACGGCGTCTTCTTGAACTCGCGGCGCGGTACTGGCGAGCAGGTAGACGAGATGGTTGCGGACCTGATCGTCACGACTGCTTACGGGCTATCGGTCATCGACGCCGGCAAGCGGGAAATCTCTCTCGGCTACGACGCTGATTACTTCGAGACCGGAGCTGGTCGCGGCGAGCAGCGAAACATCATTATCAACCACGGTGCCAGTGTCGACGCAGGTCGATGCGGGTCACGGTGCGCAGTAAAAGACCATGCCCCGAAAGGGCCAGGAGCGTATCAGATGAAGAAAACAATCAAGGATCGCATCCGCGATGCGTTCAAGGCCAAAGACGAAGAGAGCATGAACAAGGCGCTCGAAGAGGTCAAGGACGAGGAGCACGAGTACTCCAAGGACTGCGACTGCAAAGACTGCAAGTCTTCCAAGTATCGGAAGGCAAAGGACTCCGAGAACGAGGAGCGCTTCAAGAAGATCGAAGACTCCCTCGGCAAGGTTCTTGATGCCGTCAAGGCCCGGGACAAAAAGTCCAAGGACGAGGAAGAGGAAGAAGAGAAGAAAAAGAAGGAAGCTGCGGACAAGGCGCGTGACGCCGCGGCCGAAGAAGAGAAGAAAAAGACCGAGGACGACGAGAGCGAACTCGAAGAGGAAGCTCCCGAGGGCACCGGCGATGCAGCCCGCAAGGCGCGCGACAGCGCTTACCTGGTTGACTCCTTCGAGAACACGAAGATGCTCGCCGAGATCATCGCGCCCGGCGTGAAGGTTCCCACGTTCGATCGCGCTGCGGATCCCAAGAAGACCTTCGTGGATTGCATCTGCGCTCTTCGGCGCAAGGCCCTGCAGATGGGCACGAATGATGCGGCGACGTCGGCAATCATCGACACGGTGCGCGGCCGGACCACGGACAGCGCAGTGTTCGACAAGATGCCGTGCGGCCAGGTGCGCACAATCTTCGCGAGTGTAGGCGCGCTGAAGAAGCAGGCAAACAACGCGGCGGTTACCAGTGCCGGCGTTGCGACCAAGGACACCCAAACCCTGTCCCCCATCCAGCAGTTTGTAGCCAATTCCAACAAGCGGCACGGCATCAAGTAGGACGCGAGTCAACCGGCAGTAGACGAGCCAATCCCAAAATCAGGAGCAATCAGCATGTTCAAATCTCTGAAGAAACTCTTTCGCCCTCGCGCGAAAGAAGGCGTATTCGTCGGCCGTCGTAGGACCCGCGACATCTCCTTCCTTGCGCAGTCACCTGCTGGATTCATCGGTCGCATCACGCGCTCGGTACCCCCGCCGAAGATCGTGCCTGCAGTCAACGATGGCACCAATCCGGTAGTCTCGTTCGGCTTGGCGGTAATGGCCACGGCCACCAACACCGTGCGCAGCATCCTGGCTTCCGATGCTGGGCTGACTGCAATCTTCGGCATCGCTGTTCAGCCGTTCCCTTTCCAGGCATCTTCCGCGACGAACTATGGCGCGCAGGCACTCTCTGCGTTCGTAGCATGCCCCCCGGGCCTGCTGGATATCAATCAGTCCGGCTTCATGACGGTCTATTGCAATTCGGCAACTGCGGCTAACGCAACGAAACTCAGCCCGGTCTGCATCTGGACCGCTGCCAGCACCGGCACGCACGTTCAAGGTGGCTTCGAGATTGCGCCGGCGGCCACCGTCGCAGTCGCCGCTAACGGCGGCAACACTGGCAATGGAACGATCAGCGCTGGGCCGACCGTGGACGCAACCAAAGCACAGAACGGCGCCTACTCGGTTAAGTTCACCGCGCCCACCGTATTCAGCGTTTTCGATCCGAACGGTCGCGAGTTGCTGGGCGGAACGACCGGCGCGGCTTACTCTGACGCCGGTATCGGATTCACCATCACCGCCGGCGGCACTCCATTCGCTGCTGGTGATGGATTCACGATCACCACGACGTTCCAGACCATCACGCTTGATTCCAAGTCGTACTTCAATGGCCCCGGTGACAGCACGGGCGCAATTGAGCTTGCGTTCAATCAGTAATCGGTAAATCAAAGGGGGCTGCTGAGGCGGCCCTCTCCACCAAAAGGAGCCATTCGGCCTATGTTGACAACGGACAAAGTACTCGATAACGCCTACATGAAGGCGATCATGAATGGCTCCGACCACCCCGGATCCAAACTTGGCCGCCCAGTCAAAACCAAGGACGGCAAGTTCATCGACACCTCGGGAGCATTCCTGCAGGGTGAACTGGATCGCCGCGATCAGACGGAGCACGCTCCGCTGTTCTCGGTGTCCTATGACCGTGATGTGCCCATCCGCACGGATGTAACGCTGGGCGATGAAGTCTCGAGCTTCACGCAGAGCAACTTTGGTACGCCTGGCGGCGCCGGCACGGGATCCGCTCCCGGTCAGAAGCGCTCGGTGATCAGCAAGATTGCGACCCAGCTGCCCGAGATGCAGGTCGACCTCGGCGTGGTCACGGTTCCGCTGATTCCCTGGGGCGAAGGCCTTGCTTATTCGCTGCCTGAATTGGAATCCGCTGCACAGTTGGGACGCCCGATCGATCAGCAGAAGATCCGCGCGCTCGATGACGAATATCAGCTGCAGATGGATGCTCAGGCGTACCTCGGCTGGAATGGGAACAACACCTTCGGCTTGATCAACAGCCCCCTGGTGACTGCCACCAACCTGCCTAATGGCGTTTCGGGGTTCCCCTATTGGCAGCCGCGCGCAGGCGTAGGCGGCAAGACGGCGGGCGAAATCCTGACGGACATGGCCACCATGGTGTATGCGCCGTGGGCTGCTTCAGGGTTCGCTGTGAAGCCGAATCGCCTGATGCTTGATCCGCAGAACTACAACTACATTCGGATCACGCCCGCAACGACTGCCGGCAGCAAGTCCATCCTGCAGTACTTCCTGGAAAGCTACAACGCGGACTCTAAGGATGAGCCATTGCGCATCCTGCCGCTGAAGTGGTTGACCGGTGCAGGCTCGGGCGGAACGCTGCTCCAGCCAGCAACGGTCAACCGGGCTGTCGCCTACCATCGGTTTGAAGGCAGCTGGGAGAATGCGCCGGTGCGGTTCCCGCTCACCATGCTGTCCCGCACGCCGATCCAGTTCGATGGGTTGTGGCACAAGTTCTACAAGTGGGGCCGGATGGGTGCATGCGAGTTTGTGTACCCTGAAACGCTGGCGTACTTCGACGGCAACTAAGGCGGTTACGCATCAAGAGGGGGGCTGCATAAAGCGGCCCCTTTTCTACTGGAGGTAACTCGCCTATGGCGCTTCAAGGCTTTGCCCCATCGGGCTATGCATCGCTCTCTGCATCAGGAACTTCCCAAAACGTAGCTCTCCCTGCAGGCACAACGGCCCTGGTGACCAATCTCGGTACCGCGCCGGTGTTCGTTCTGCTCGGACCTACCAACGCAGTATCCGTCACCCCTCAAACGGGCGTGGCTATCCTTCCAGGAGCTTCATTGGCGCTTACCACGGGAGCCAATGGATTTCTCGCCGCTTGCACATCGCAGGGCGGTGGCCTCGCGCTCCTCAACATCGCCGTAGGCACGTAGTAAAGCCGAATCACAGAAAGGCCTTTTGGCCTTCCTTTTCCCAAGGAGGGAAGAGCATATGGAGTCACAGATCATCGGGCCAGCGCCCACCATCCTCGCACCTGTAAACGCACCTGCTCAAACGCCCGACGAAGCAGCCAAGGGGCACAGCACGGTCACCATGGTGTTTGAGAAACAAATCCTGTTTACCGTGTCCCACGGTCACAAGGTTCTATACCCAAAGGGTGTTCACGAGGTTCCCCGCGAATGGGCGAATCATTGGTACCTGGAGGCGAATGGCGCCAGGTTGTACAACAGGCCGATTTCCCTCGGTAAGGTGCCTGAAGCGCCGCGCGCGAGATCTCCGAAAAAGGCATCCGCAAAGAAGTAGGACACCCTCACCCTCCCCTTCTAAATGGGCTCACAAGAGCCAGACGGACGCCGAAAGCTCCGCCCTCGAACGCACCATAGCGATCAGGAGAAAATCATCATGGCATTCAATTTCAAGTCCGTAGGACATTTCTTCGCCGTAGTTGCCGAGAAGGTGCTTGCGGTTGGCACCAAGCTCGAAACCACTGAAAGCACCGTTGAGACGGTCAGCGCTGCCGTCCCTGTGTATGGCCCCCTGGCCGTGCCTGTTGAGAAGGCTGGCTACGCGGTTTTGGGCGAACTGATGTCCGTCATCAACGCCGGCGGAGAAGCGGCGAAGTCCAAGCTGGCCGACGCTGGTTTAGACATCAACGTAATCACCACCGTCGAGGCGATCCTCAAGGGTGCCGGCAGCTTCGCTGCTCTGGCGAAGTCCCTCTAATCCGATGGAACGCACACTAGGGCGCACTATCTCTGTTTTGGTATGTTGCGCCCTAATTGTGTTCATCGTGCTTTGTGGTGTGCTGGCCTGCGCGGTGATCGATGTCAACACGCGCCTGGCTGAGACTTTCACCAAGCTGGATACCGAGATAGACGAAGCGCATCGCGCAACGCTGGAAGTCGGCCTCACTGCGATGGAAGCGCGCAAGGCGAGCGCCAAAGAGAGCGGATACCTGGATCAATGGAATGCCCAGATCTCGAAGACTTTCTCGACAGTCAATACAGCCGTCACATCCCTCTCTTCTGTGAGCGCTGCAACGGTTTCCACGCTGCAGGAGACTCAGGCTACTGTCCATTCCTTACAGGCCCCGATCAACAGCGCAAACCAAGCGCTCACGGTAGCCCAGGGAGCTATTAGCACGGCCGATGGGGATCTCGCCGCGCTGAGGACGTTCATTGCCCACTCTGATGCGTTGGTTACCGATCCGGCTGTCACGAGCCTCATGAGCCACGTAGCAGGCACAGCAAGCCACGTGGACGCCATTACGCTGGACTTTCAGAAGGTTGCGGACAAAGCAACGGCAGACTACTTGAAGCCGGTTCCCTGGTATCAGTGGCCAATCAAGCGCGGCGGCGAACTCATGGACCTTGGCGCGGCTGTCGCCCGGCACACTCCATAAAGGGGAAATCATGATCGAGCGCATCATCCAGTGGTTCCGCGATCTCTTCGACCTGGACGTGATGGATAAACAGGTCGCCGAGATATCTGCGCTGCGCAGTGCGGCCGCAGAACACAAAATTAGCGTCAGCGTTAAACCCTACACCGACGCCGGCGCGTACTACTTCTACGCCGAGCCTGGAAGGCAGTCGGAGCGCATGACGAGGGTGAGAACAAAAGCCACCGTGAAGGGCACATATCGTTTCGACGGCGACAAGGGTTCGTACTTCTTCAGTAAGAAAGACAAGGGCACCCCGGTCATTCTCGTGTTTACGGATCACGGCAAGCTGAAACGCAAAACCATCAACATCTGATAGTTGACGCCTCGAGAGTTTGAGTAAAGTTTCTTTACACTTCTCAACGTTGTGTAAAGAAAACACGCCTTTCCCTTACACAACATTTGCAGCGGCGGCGTGGATAGAACACGCGGAGATCGTCCCCTCGGGCGCTTTGTTCAAAACGGTAGATGCAAGCTACCGAGCCGGAACTAGACCGGCCCGCTGCAATGAATTCCCAACCGCACAGAGGGTTACCAAATGCGCAATATTATTTTCATCCTCGCTGCACTGATTTGCGCACCCCTGGGTTTCGGACAGACGTCGTCACCTGCTTACGCAATACCATATACCGCCACTAACACTTTCCCAGAATCCTGCGGCTTCAGTGGTGGGTTCCCTTTGTTTTGCAAGTCCCCACTGAGCGAAAATGGGACTCAGCTTCTCTATAAAGGCCAGCCAATCGGCGGCGGTTCCCTGCCGAACATCCCGAATAACACGATCCTCGGCAACAATAGCGGCGTCACCGGCGCAGCGGCTGCTCTGACGGCCAATGCGGTTGCCACGATCTTGGGTTTAGGCACGGCGGCCTTCCAATCTTCGAGCGCTTTTCAAGTGGCTGGCACTTACGCAACCCCGTCCAACAATTTGGGATTCTTCGCATCAACAACTTCAGCGCAGCTCGCTGCGGTTATCAGTGATGAAACGGGCACTGGTGGCGCAGTATTTGCCAACAGTCCAGGGTTAACCGGAACGCCCACGACTCCTACGGCTACGCCAGGTACGAACACTACTCAGATCGCAAGCACGGCATTTGCCACAGCAGCGGCGGCCGCTGCGCAGGCGGCTAGCGTGCCGCTCCCAGCACTGATTGCGGGCGCACAGGCACTCTACCTGCCTTATCAGCAAAATACGACCAGTGCAACCACGCTGACGGACTACAGCACCAACGGCTACACGGGAACCTTCGGCACAACTACCGCAGCTCCAACTTGGACAACGAACGGATACGGCATCCTGTTTCGCAACGGGCAAAATATTCAGATTCCATCTGGCGTGTTGAATGGTGCTAAGACCATTC